GCAGGTTTACGTTCAAGTATACAAGAACGCGCAATTTATTGTTTATTTCTTAATATTTCTTAGTATATCCCATAACAGGGTATCGGAGCAAAGCACTCTTAGCAGTGGCAGTCATTTTACTCGTGACAAAATCAAAAGAATCATCTTGAAGTACACGCTTCATCCAATTATTCTCAAAGCTTACTTTAATTTGTAATTCAGCTAGATCTTGAGAACTAGTTGCCCATTCAAATATATTTGAATATTCAGAGTGCAATTGCCTTAGTATCTGTCTAAGGAATTTATGGGCTGTATAATTATAACCCATATCGAACAAGAGAGAGAAAGTTTTTTGGAACAAGGCCACAGCAATATTTTTAGACGGATGATTCCAATCAAAATTATCATTAGAGACTTTAAGTAAAGCATGATGAGTAGGTCTCCAAGTACCAAATTTATATGGAGACTTATGATCAGCAGGCAGCATATTATTATCTTTGTCAATCTTCACAAAACGTCGTTGTAGATAAACTATTCCTTCTTGACCAGGAACTATTTTATCATTAATAATAGTACTAAAAAATTTATCTCTGTGAGAGGTTTCAGAATAACAAACGAATGTTTCATCACGTTTTAATAAGATGCCTATTTTTTGAAGATGAAAGGCTAAATGATCAGGATATTTGTTATCTGAGCTAAAATAATACAGATATTTATCCGGAACCGTCATGACAGAGTTATCACCACATATAATAACAGGAAATTCTTGAGCCACTTTCCAAGGTTGACGTAGATTGGGGGCTCTTTCGATAAGCATATCAGTAATAGCTACACGCAAAACAAATTCTTGCTCGACGCAATTAGCTACAGTAGTAAACTTATCTCCAGATGAATTACTTTGAAGTTGATTATAATAAGCACCATCAAACCATTGAATAATTTTATGAAAAGTAGTAACATCAGCATGTAGTAAGAGTTGCATAAAAACCCTTAGATCCGTAGGAGTCATTTGCTCAAAATCATGCCCAAAGACCCGCATACGGTACATCAATTCTAAAGTAGATTTGACAAACCGAGCATCTTGAGATGATTGATCTAAGCAAATATAATGTATTCTTTGATTAGGAAAGACTTCTTCAAATCTGGGGTTTTGAATAATAGGCTTGTAATGTTTGTAAATTTTATGAGATAAGGCCATAAGAGTGTTGGGTATAAAGGAGGTATATAGAGACATACCAGGAGAATACCAAGGTTGAGTTTGTAGGTAAGTCATTATGGGGCGATCGAGCAAATCAGCCTCCATTTCTGACATCATATCACCTTGGGATATTTGACGTGTTTTACCTGGTTCATCTTCACCACTTTTAGTCTCAGGTTTAAAATGAGACACAAACATACCAATGTTTTGTTCATTAAAGATTTGACTTCCATTAGCTAACATTATACAGAGTTTATTAAACCTCTGCTGAACATCCTTAATATAATTTTTCTTCTGTCCACTGTTAGGCAAGTTGGGTTTATAAGGGAAGCCAAAGCCGCTACCAGCTCTATATGGTATAGACTGAATAGTTTTCAGATCATATTTAAATTTATGAGGAACGAATTCCTTAAATACTTTCTTAAATAATTCATCTTGACACACTTTTACTATTTTAGGATT